GCCGCTTGAACAGGTACCATATTCCCGATTCTTTCTCTCCAGCGTGCGTCTGAATTCCCGGCCAATTGTAGAGGTCTGCCATCCGGCATAAAAGGTTCTAAGCTTTGCAATACGGCCAGCTCCAGCGTAGTCAATGGCCTGTGCCATGTGCCATCCAGCGCAATTATTACCGGTGGTGGGTCTAATACTTCGGTATCTTTCGGTATTCTCGGGTCGGCTACCGCTGTAGCTCCTGCGTGTATATCCCCTGCACCGATTACTGTCTTGGCTGGTTCATCCCATGCTTGCACTCCGTAGCTTCCTGATCTGGGTGAGCAGGTCAGGCGCGGGTCTGCGATACTAATAGCTCCATTGTTCGGCCTCATGGCCCCGGTTATTGTATTCGCTGTTTCATCCCAGCCGTTGACTTGGTAAATTGCATGGTGGGTACTGTCCTTAAATCCTGTCCGTGGGTCAGCAATTGCAGGTGCACCTGATCCAAACCGAGTACCTGTGACACATGGTCCGACTTCTTGCCATTCAACAATTTGATATACCCCTGGATGTCGTGATTCTCGTTCGGGTAATCGTGGGTCTGATACTGCAGATGCAGCACTACCACCAACCTTTGCATTTCCTATGACCGTATTTGCGGTAACGTTCCAATCCTGCACTCCATAAGGGCCGCTACCTCTTGGCACATGCTCTATTCGGTACTGACCGCAGCTCTCCAGATCCCGCCAATCTCCCCCAGCAGGTATAAGCGCAAGCCTTACCCATGTTTTCCATTGAAGTCGGGGTAACCGGTGCATAGGCCCCATAGTTGGATCATCCGGAAGGGGCAAAGCGCCTATAACATCACCAATAGATTTAAGCCGCCGCGTAGGTGGCCGATAGATAAAACTGGTCATCTTCTCTGGCAACCGGGCTATCAGCAGGTACCGCTTCCGGCGCTGGCCTAACCCGCCCAGTTCTCCGCAGTCATGCGTTCCTTCGTGAAACACATAGCCGTGTCTGCCCAGCAGGCTCTTAACTTGCTTCAAAAGGAATTCACCCCGGGAAGTTATTCGGGGCACGTTCTCCAACATAATCACAGCTGGGAGATCGTCCGCATAAGCATCCATGGTCAACTGCAGGCCCCTGACTACCAACCGGTTCAATGCCTGATACTTCTCGCTCTTGGATTTCTCAGATGGCAATAGCCCTGAGAATCCTTTGCAGGGTGGCGAAAGAAAAACCACGTCTGGGTGTTCTCCCCTGGTTGTCTCAAGTAAATCTATGGGTCTTACCTCTGTCCAATTCTCGGGTGGTTCTTTTCCATGGAAAGCTGTATAGTCATCCCGGGAAAAGAGATCCATCTGCACCGCAGATGCCCCGGTCAGTGCCTTAAAATCCTGGCAGGCTTCTGGATCGCAGTCTATCCCTGCCAACGTGCGAAACTGTCCAAGCATACCTTTGTACTCGGTACGGGCCTCCTGGAAGCCAAGAGCGGCGCCCCCGATACCACAGAACAGGTGGAGTGCTTTATATTCGTTCACATCCTCACCCCTTCGCATAGACTGACTGCATGAATAAAATATTCCTCATGTTGTACAGTTCCGCCACTGTTCAGGAAATCCTCAATAATGCTCCACAACGTATCGTCAAAACATTGTATCCTCGCACATAGCTCGGGCCTGAGTTTCATAGATTTGACCGCGCCAGCGAAAGCGGCGGGAATTTCTGCACCGTTAAAAGCTTTTTCAAAATACTCAGCTATTTCAACGTAATTTTTACAGGTCACATCTTCACCCCCACCTCATTATTCGGCAACCCGCGATTATACCGCCACGAATATATGGTCTTGGCAGGTACGCCCTGCGCTTCCGCTATCTCGGCATCAGAGCATCCCTTTTTATACATTGCCAACCGCTCGTCCATTATTTCCTTTTCCCTGACTATCCTTTTCTTCCTGGGCTCCGGCTCGGTAACAGGACCCGAGAACTGTTCCGGCGCTGGCACATATTCCGCGTTCTTCCGCTGCTCAAACTTTGTGAGCCAGTCAAAATAGCTCGTGCTGCCGTCATGCCATATAACCTGGCCCTCGGCGGTGACTGTCTGGACAGGGACGAAGTTAGTTTCGCTCATGGCCTTGCCTCCGGAAACTCGCTATATTCCTGACCGTCCAGGAGACGGCCAGCGTTCTTCTTGCCGTCTCTCACACCCTGGGGAGTCCAAATCTTCGTATCGCCTATGGCGTAAGGATCTATGCTCACCAGGTGAGGTGTCTCATCCCAGTTCCAGATTCGCTGCATCCCCTTGGCCGGGATGGGTTCTGTTAGCTGGTGAACTTTTTCCAGTTCCCATGCATAGCGACCCGGAGTCCAATCGCCAAACAGTATTTCATCGCCATCAATACTTCTCGATTTACCACCAGCCTTTATGCATCTAGCTTCTTCGACCTTTGCCCCTACGGTGTAATATCTGTCTGTTATCCGCCAACACTCAATTAATTCCGCCACGGCGATGATGCGGCCATAAGGTAATGTGTCAAAGCTGAATATATCAGGAAGACCGAGCGCGGCTGCAAACGGATAAAGTTCTCTGTCTAAATAAGAATCCGTATTGAACGGTTTTTTGGCCGCATGTATAGCAATTGGCCCTCTGTGCGGCGCTTCCCATGAGCGCGTTTCGTACTGCTTAGCTCCGCGAGCCAGCAGCGAGGCCCACGGCTGCCAGAGCGTTATGGCCTTCATATTTCCCACCATCCCGTCATCCTGCCGATTCCCCTGGCAGCTATCAATATAAGTCCAAGGCCAAACACGAAAGCGAATCCCGCCCATGCGGCATTAAACATATCTTCCCAGTTCCGGTCGTACCATTGAACCGCTCTCCGGTACCAGGGCAGAGGCGTGTTCGCCTCCAACCTGGCCTTGGCACGTAGCATCTGTAGGGCCCGCTCTTCCTCCCGAGCCCGGATCTGGTCATGAGTTAATTCCTCCTGCTCCCATTTGTTAAGTGGTGGAAAGCGGTATACCTTAGCCAATCTCACCAGCGGCTGGGTTCTATACTCCGTTGATGTTTCGCCCATGCTTGTCCCTCCCCTACTCTAAGATCGCAAAACAACCGTGTTTGCAGCCGCCCTTGGCCCTATAGCCTGCGTTATAATAGTCACGTTGCTCGACTGTAACGCTTATCTCCTTGCATAACGGGCATACTGTTTCTACCTTTGGTTGCTCCATGTTGGCCCGTATCTTCTCCACCGTAGAAAATACCTTTTCCCACGTTTCGTCCGGTATTTGTAGGTTTTCGCTCTCTATCGCTATCATGCTAGTCCTCTCCTTTCAATGGTTAGATTTACCATCACCGATGGGTAAATAAAAAAGCTATTATTTTGGGCTGTCCGCGTCTTGCTCTAATTCGATTTGCAACTTGGCCAGTTCAATAGCTACCAAATAGGTTTTTTCGTGCTTAGTGCCGGCATGTGTTTCGAAAACCGCTACGGCGAATTCTTCAATAGTGCCTAAAAAGCAGCCACAGGCAACCAGTATAGTGTTGGTTTTCGACCGAAAGAATGTAGTGAAGCCATTGCGCGACCCGATCGCACCGACTTGAAACAGATGGGCTGATTTTAAGACCCAAGCATCGCCGGAGACCTGAGCATTGTCGGAGACCTGAGCATTGTCGGAGACCCAAGCATCGCCGTAGACCCAAGCATCGCCGTAGACCTGAGCATCGCCGGAGACCTGAGCATTGCCGTAGACCTGAGCATCGCCGGAGACCTGAGCATTGCCGTAGACCTGAGCATTGTCGGAGACCCAAGCATCGCCGTAGACCTGAGCATCGCCGGAGACCTGAGCATTGCCGTAGACCCAAGCATTGCCGTAGACCTGAGCATTGCCGTAGACCCAAGCATTGCCGTAGACCCAAGCATTGCCGGTCTGTGCCAGATTGTCCTCTTTTTCTATATATCCGCCGAGCTCGCCGGCTTTGACATCGTCAAACGCCACCAGGGCTTTTATTTGGAAGAGTTTTCTTCCAAGACAGGTTTTGAAACTAGCTGTCAGTTCATATTTTTTCAATTTGCCCTCTCCTTTCAATGGTTATATTTACCAATCAACGTTCGCAAAAAAATATCTAGCCCTTGACTTCCTTTATGCAGCCCTTACACACGAGCAAGTCTTTGAAGTGAACGGTATCCTCTACGTTGCCGCAGAATACGCAACCCGGCATATACTTGCGAAGGACTATGTTTCCGTTATCCGTGAATATCTCCAGTGCTTGGTGCTCTCCCAGGTTCATTGTCCTCCGTAGCTCCATAGGTATGGAAAGCCCCCCCAGATCGTCTATTTTCCGAGTCATTCCTGTCGCTCTCATTTTCATTCTCCTTTCGTCGTCGAATCGGGCAGTTATTTAACGATACGCTAGCCTTGATTCTGTATGGAAATAAATGGTAATATAATTATAGTGGGATAGCTTTGGTTTTTTGCGCAAACAGTAAAAAACATAAGGGGGAAGGCCAGGGGACTACGCCCCGGCCACATAAACCGCCTTGCCAGTTAGTTGTTGTATCTCTCTCTTGAATCGGTCTGCATCTGAGTTGTCAGATGATAAATGCAGCAGGTGGATCTCGGCTACCTTGCTAAGGTCATTCGCTTTCAAAAACTCTTTCACGTTCGCCAAGCTGAAATGTGATTCTAATAACCGGTCTTTCGTCGCCATCGATACGCGACCTGATTCAAGATTTTCTTCCAGAATATCTAGCGCGTAATTGCATTCCAGCATGATGTGCGTCAGTCCGTTAAACCGGTACCGCACATAATATGTGTCGGTGGCGAATAAGAGCTTGTCTCCGTCGGGATTAACCATCAAAAACCCTAGAGGTTCTGCTGCATCATGCTGTGTTTCAAACGGTAGAATGGTCCATGTGCCGATCTGGAATGTTATCAGGGCCTTAATGGATTTAGTTCGGTGTCCGGATAATCCCAGCGTGTCAAATGTACCTTTGGAAGCATATACATCAAATCCGGCCTTCATAAGATCAGCTACCGCTTTGCTGTGGTCCTTATGCTCATGCGTTACCAGTACCCCAGCCAGCTCAGACGTTTTTAAATCGAGCTTCTTTTGTATGTCTTTGAATTTTATTCCTGCTTCCAAGAGCAGGGGGGTTCTGCCGTCCGTTATCCGATAGCTGTTACCCCGACTGCTGGAAGCAAGTACATCGACCCTAATCATTAGAAACCAGGGCCGCTTTGCGGTGGTTGTTCGTTGGCGGGTGGTTCTGGCCCCTGTTCGGTGCTTGCCCCAGGTGTAATATCAATGGTCTGTTTGTTGCCTTCGGCCTCCACCGTGGCATTGAGGTCAAAATAATCGTCTTTCTTGCCCATACCATCTTTGAGTGACCTATATACGTTGCGCAGCCGGATAATATCGTTCTCTGAAAAAGCGGTTGATTTGCAACCGATAAACTTTTCCAGCATGGCTACGTTGACTCCGTGGTCGGTAGAGAAGACCGCTATCATATCTCTTATGCGGTCGCTTAACGGAGTGCTATTGCCCCTCTTTAACGTATCCTTGCACTTATCCACTGCCTTATCGACTACATCACCGGGGAGGATGCCCAGTATGCACGCCCGGAGCCTTCTGGCCCCCTGGTTGGCGACTAGTTCGTAAATGTCTCTCGGATCAGACAGCTTCACATTTCCCTTTTTGGTTACACGCTCATGCTTGAACGCGAATATCTTAGTCTGGCGGGTATTGGTTTCCAGGTCCCACGCATAAGACATAACCGTACTTTCATCGCCCCTTTGCTCCAGTTCCACAATACCAAAATCAAGATTGCCCCAGTTCTGGGCCAACGCTTCCGCTAATCTAATGGAAGGGCCGGTAACCTTTTGGCCGCCACGCGGGTATTCATACATGGAGTCCTCGGCCAGTGACAGGCGGGAACATGCCTTCATAATCCGGTTGAAAGATTCCTGCTCGTCCCGCTGATACTGCTTGGCCATGAATACCATGCCCTGAATCTGCTGGGCCTCCCGTCCTACTAATTGCTGAACGGCCATACCTTTTTGCGGTTGGGTGGTTTGTAATGTAAAATCGGTAGACATATTTATATTACCTCCTTAAATAATTTAGGTTCGCTGTTCTCGACTTCCACTACCAGTTGGCTGTACCGCTTCTTGTTCTCCGGGGTAATCTCAGGCTTAATCAACCTGATAATCTGAGCATCCATATCTGGCAGGGAGGTCACGGATTCCGCATTGTCGACAAATATCGGGGCAACGAAGTTATGATATTCGGATAGCGTCCTGATGATATCCAACCCGACGATGTTCCTGTGACCGGTATTCAATCCGCTGCCGTAGGGCACACCCTCATAAATGGTTTCGCATACCTCTTCAAGGCCTCCATTCACTAGGACATTAAACATTTTGAAGCGGGCCAGCTTGAATTTGCCGTTGATCTTCTCTTCCAGGAGAGAAACCTTTGACCGGATGAACTGCTCAGCCAGATATAACTCACCTTCTAGCCGCTCATACTCGGCTGCCAGTTCGCGTTCCTGATCGCTGAGTTCCTGGATGCGTTTCTTGCCTTGTTTAACCTGATCGATTTTAGCTAGTTGCGATTGGTAATCTTGGAGCGATGAATTTAGCTTACTAATCTCCTGCCGGGCTTTATCTTTGGCTTGACTGTTGTCATCCTGTAACTGTGCCACGGCATCCTCTACACCCTGCTTTTCAGCCAGCTTTTTCAGATAGGTGGGATCTTCCAGATAGACATTGGAATCCTTAATTAAGTTCTCAATCAGGACCCGCAGGTGATTAGCCTGTTCATTCAGTCCAGGTAGTTGTTTGGATAGGTTTTTGATGTCAGCTTCCGGTTTGGCTATTTCGCCAATCAGGCATCCTTTTTTCTCGGCAAGTTGTTTGCCATCGAGGTTAATTCTTTCGATGTCTGCCGCCTTGCGTTGGTTGAAGTCTGCCAGAGCTTTTTCCCGGGCGGCTGTCAACTTGTCTTCCGGAAGCGATTGTCCGCAGGTTGGACAGGAATCGTTTTGTTCGAAGGAGAATTGCCGCCCATCGACCTCGAACCACTTGGCCCTGGTAGCCGCCAGATCATCTTCAACCTGCTTAGACACCCGATGATTGCTTTCCAGGGTGCGGCGTTTATTGCTGATTTCGTTTTCCAGGTCGGCGATCTGTGTTTTAACCTTGTTTAGTTCCCGGTTTTTGGCATCGATCTGTGTCGACGTCTGCCCCTGCACATCGTTCTTGATGGAAATCAGATCGCCCTCGATCTCTCTGATCTGCAAACGCTTCTCTGCAATCTCGCCGCCGGATTCAATTTGAGATAATTCTTGCTCCTTGGCCTTGATCTGCGCTCTAATATCATCAATGTCAGCCCGCAGTTTATCCCCGGAAACATCGATGTCGGGCAAAGACCTTTCGACCTCATCAATGCGGACCGGTATCTTTTTCAACTCATCGTTGATTTTGGTACGGCGGCTGGCTATGACTTTCTTGTGGTCATCTAGCTTGCGTCCCTGAAGGATTTCAGGGAGTGCTGCCAGTGACTTGTCGCTCGCTATAACTTCGGCATCGGAAATGTCGCCGCAAACATCGAGCAATATCTTGCGACGATCCTGCCAGTTAAGATGCTCATTGAAATAGGCTGGATTTGTCAGCAGCCGGAATATGTCCTCCTTGACAATCTCAGCAATCCGCGCTTCATATTCCTTCTTCTTGACCGGTACCAGATCGATGTAATAATCAGTAGTGTGGCCAGTGAATGTCTTCTCGGCGCTGCCTCTCTTTTTCGTCCACTGCTCAGAGTAGGACTTAGTGAAGGTTATGAGTTTGTCATCTAAGTCAAAGGTTCCCTCGACTGCGTGGTCCAGCCCTTGCAGGACGCTGCCACCCTTATCAAGGGTTTTGATGGAGAAGTCTTTTTTGTTCTGGCTATCTTTATCAAACAGGAGCCAGAGAAAAGCATCATATAGGGTGGTCTTGCCAGTAGCGTTATCGCCAAAAATATCAACGTTACCGCCCTGGGTATCCAGAGTAAACTGTTTTATGCCCTTGAAATTGTTCAGTTTAAGTTTAAGCAGTCTCATTCGCTTGTCGCCTCCTTTTAATTCCCAATTTCTTTTACGGCCCCGGCCTGTCCAACACCAGACCGGGAGCCGGATTAGGCACATATAATCTTTCATTTCGCTTTCTCCAGTAGCCATGTGATGGCGGCGTTATAGCAGGCCTCGTAGTAGCTGATATCTTCTGTCTCCGCATCGAAGGTGCATAACCCGCGGTCCTCGTAACCACAACTATCGCAGTAAGAGTTTTCTATCAGCGCATAGGCCATTTCCTCGGCGGTACCTTTTAGTATCTCGTATCTGGTCATTTACTTGTCCTCCTCTACCCAATCAGCCCAGGCCACCAGTCTTCCTAGGCTGGGGTTCACCAGGCCCTTTAGCGCCTTCCATCTACGCCAGCATCTTTTCTTGCGTCCCATCAGATAGCCCCCTTTGTCCGCGAAATATGCACCACAGTAAACACTTCTGACTGGGCCTGGGTGATACTAACACCTTCGTTGCCGGGGTCGATGTTAATTCCAAGGGCATCTAGTATCTGGTCGGTTACAGCTTCGCGCCTTCTGTTATACTCTTCCTGATGAGATTGCCATTGGGCATCGCCTATCTTGCCATCTTCGTAGCAGTCGCGATTATTCATCGTTTCGGACAGCAGCCATGCCTGTAGGGCAACGTGATTCAGCCGTATCGTGATAGCCTCCACCATATAGGTAGCCCCGTCCCCTGCTTCAGCATCCAGAAAGGACCCTCGGGCGATTATTTGTAGGGCAAAGTCATCCTTCTTTATCGCGGCACTTTCTTTGGCGGCCTTTACCTTTGCCATCGTAATCCCCAGCCGGCTGCGGGCTGCGTGGATCTCTTTGATGTCGAATCCCAAAATGCGGGCTATTTCAACATTGGGTCTTTCCTCGAAACAGAGTTTTTTCAACTGTTCTATTTTTTCTTCTGGCCATTTCATATTGGTCTCCCCTTTCTAATCGAGGTACTCGTGCTCAAACGCTCCGAAATTTCCTTCTCTCGACATACGGGTGAACTGGAATTCCTTCTCGCTGTAGGCCATGGCGTAGTTAAAATAATGGTTGCGGATTGCTTTATCCCCGTAGTGCTCAGTAAATTTGGTTTGAGCATCGGATAGGTTGTCGGCGTTGACTTTGACCCAGCCGCCCTCAAAAAGCTGACCTTGGATGCCAAATGTAAAGTAGTACAAAATTCAAATCCCCTTTTTCTGATATGTTGGTGTCATATTCCTCCGTTGGATTTGTTTCCCAATCAATTTTTGTAAAAAAATTTGTGGTATACTAACGGTGAAGTTTTACTCTGGCCGGCTTTATCCTCCCTCTTTTTTATTTGCGGCTAAAAATGCTTCCGCATCCGCTTTTGAATCGAACTGGAAGCATATCCCGGTTTCATTGATGGGCGCTTCAATCACGTAGTATCTAAAATCAGGAGTACCTGCACTTCTGCCCATACAACCTCTTAAATCTTCCGTAACGATCTTCACGCCTATTTCACCTCCCCTTTGTTCAAGTTCTGGGCAAGTACCAGGGCTGCTTCTCGGTTTGGGGTATAGCCGCCGGCATACTCACGATTGCCGGAGTGGTCTGTTTTCTGCGCGTCTATCAGGCGGTAGACTGCATACATCTTTTGACCATCAATTATGTTACTTGTCACTTTCCACTCGCTTTTCAACGTCTCTCCTCCTCTCAGGGGTCGCTGGCAGAGGTTAAATTAATTCATCAATAGGTATGTTTAAAATCCGCTGAAACTTTGACAATTCTGTAACTGTCACTTTTCTATTGCCGGTTTCTATCTTAGAAATTTGAGACTGAGTAAGGTTTTTAGCTTTATTCGCTAACACCTTTTGTGTTAGTCCATTATCAATTCGGTGTTTTTTAATCTGCATCCCGATAGACACTATGCTTACCCTCCTTTCATCGCGTCATCGTCCACCTGGCCAGGCCGACTACTGGTATGTAGTACTTGCCCTTGTTGCCTATCCGCTTTGCTAGAAAGGTCTTGTCCGCCAATAAAGTCTGCCGATGGCAACCCAACATGCTGCAAACTTCTTGGACGCTCAACACTTCCTTGCCAGGAAACTTTTCAGATAGGTGTTCCAACTGCTCCCTGTAGCCGTTAGGTTCTCTTGGCATTACTTAAATCACCTCCTTCTTTTCTTCAGTCCTGAATAGATCGTCAATAGTACAGCCGAGAATCCTGGCCAGCTCTGGCAGCTTGTCTGCTGTGGGCATGGCCTTGCCGGTTTCCCATTTGGCTACCGCGGATCTATCTATCCCCAAAAGCTCTGCTAATCGCTCCTGCGACATTTTTAATCCTTCACGATGTTGTCGAATTGCATTCACCATATACACTTCCTTTTGTGAACTGTATTCCCATTTTAGTAGTCAATTTCTCCGATGTCAAGGTTTATTGTGAATTTTATTCCCGACATGTTTACAACGTGATTTTTGTTCACTACAATAAGCAAAAAGGCGGCGAGGGAAATGTTTTCTGAAAGGCTCAAATTTCTAAGAAAGCAGAATAAAGTAACCCAAGAAATTTTAGCAGATAACCTTAGAAGAGTTTGGTAGCTACAAAATCAAAGATGTGTCAGGATTTTGATAACCAAACCAGACCGGGAGAAATCCCGGTTATTTTTTACCTTTTTTAATTTAGGTATTGCTTTTTACTTATTTAAGGTATATACTTATATCAAGAGGTAAACAAACAGCCCGGCAGCTCGAAAAGGAGCGGGGTGAAAGGAGATTTAAAAATGAAGGTTATTAAAAATGGCGAAAAGATTGAAATGACTTATGAGTCAATTTGTGAGGATTTAGGCGATTACATTCCCAGCATCCATTTTATTGAGGTTACGACGCAAGGCCGTATAAGTTTTACGGCAGGCAAATTAAAGGAGGTAATTAGGATGGAAAGATTGAACGGTTTTGAAATGGTAGACAGTAACGGGTGCAAACTGGAAGTCTTAGTCCAGAACGGAATTATCACGGTGGAATATGACAGCGATCACGGGCGCAAGGTACTTTTTAACGAGCCTACCGCAAAGTTCGCCAGCATCGCAGACCTCACGAACGAACTGCACGAGCAGAACCTGGAAGAACTCGAGGGTGCTATCTGGGAAGAATACACTGTCACTTGCCCGTTTTGCGGAGAAACCTACGAAGTGCCAGAACGGCCCCAAGTGAACGGAATTGACGTTGGCGAATGGCAAGCGCTGGGAGTCTGTAACTACCTCAGGGAAACATTTAGACACGAATGCGACTAGCACCCTGCCTCACTCCACCGGCTCAGGTCGGCGGGGTGTGTCGGAGGTACTAAGAAAATCAGAAGGAGGTAGAAATGAAAGCGAAGAATCCAGTCGGCCGTCCGGCCATGGCCGCTGACGAAAAGAGGAAACCTCGTAGCATCAAAATGTCAGACCAAGAATGGAAGGAATTACAGAGGAGAGCGGGCGAGGCACGCGTAAGCGTAGCTGAGTATATTAGATTGAAAGCACTGGCCGGGGACTAAGCCCCGGCTAAAAGATCACGCAGCTAACAATGTCCCAATTAAAACGGCGAAGGCCATGGCACCAGTAAGTATAAGCGTGTTCCGAAATATGATTTTGGCGTCGTTCATTTCCCGGCCGCCTTGCCGTCGACGTAGCTTTCACCCAAGATAAATGCGGTCACCACGCCAGTAATCCACGCGTAGGCCTCCCGGTCAATCGGGGTACCTAACCCTTCGTTGAGGATAATAAAAAGAGCGCTAAACAATGCGCTCAGGAACTTACGGCTTTTCAATCTGCTTATAAAGGGTCTCATCAATATATCACTCCTTTTCCAGCCCGTAAGCTATTGCAAAATTGTGTAGCATGGCAGCCATTGCTTCCCGCGTCACATTACCCTGCCAGTTGTAATTGCCCTGGCCATCGCCGTTTATAATCTGCTTAGACTTGGCCCATTCAGTATGTTCTTTTGCCCAATCGTTGGGGCGGTCGCCTGTCCTCTCTGACATCTTTACTTCCCCCAATCTGTTTTTAAAATCACGCCACACTACCTCATTTACAAAAGGTGATGGGCATAGCTTGCCCATCACGTCATAATGCCGAATCACATTACCAATAGGTATGCCATACTCAGCCATCAGTTGCCTAACCAACATGGCGGTCTGCTCTATTGTAATCGCATCAAAATACCAGTTACCCTGGCCGTCCTTGTGGCAACACATTTCAATCCCGATACTGTTAGCATTGCGGCAATGGGGGTGTCTATACCCATTTTCAGTGCCACAATGCCAGGCCCTGTGCTTTGGGTCCACGCTTTGGTATATAGCGCCACTCTCTGATGCATGTCCGACAAAATAATGAGCAGATGCCTCCAAGCTGGGTGTACGATTAAAATATTTTACGTTTTGCAAAGCCGAACCGGTAGCTCCCACATAATGTACCACTATGTAGTCTATGTTCCGGTTGGTCATAACTGCGTAATTACTGGAATGACACGGATATGCCTTATTAATCTCCATCAGCATCAACCCCCTCTGGCCCGTCATGGTCAAACCCTTTGTCGTCATCTATCATGGTTATCCCTCCTTCACATGTCCCTTTTAACATTGCTCTGTGCAGCCTTAGTCTTGTTGTTTTTGATGCTTGACAGCATCCACAACTCACCTGTTGTAAAGCCAAACCAGCAACCTATCAGGACCGCTGGTTCATTCCCTGTACGCAGAAACAGGTATAAAACAGCCCCGGCGAACCCCACGTTTAGGAGAATTACCAGGGCCACGATAAACTTGCTATATCTGCTTTTCATGCTCTCACCCCTTAAATTGGCCGTTGGCAACTAGGGCAATATTGAGGCGAATCCACGGGACTAGTGACCATAACGTAAAACATTAGGACGATTAGCAATAGCCAGAATATGGGGTGTCTAACGATAATTCCAAGGGTGTCCCAGATAAAATCTAGTACCGCCTTTAAGGCTATTTGAAACTTCATATCTTCACCCCTAAACTGCCTGAGAAACACGACGCATGTAGTCAGCGTACTTGATTTCTACTTTTTTGGTCCAATTCATAGCCTCTTCAACATCGCCGTTACATTTCTGATTCAAAACTGCCTTGGCTGTGACTTTTGAAAGCTTTAGCTCCGCTTGAATCATTTCCAATTGTATCAAAGCCCCCTCAGCTTTAAGCACTTCCTGTTCGTCATTTCGTTTTTGAATCTGTTTTTGCGTGACCCCCACATAACTAACTATTATTGCCGTGACTCCTGAAATTACGGCCGAAATAACTCCTGCTTCCATCTCCACCGTCCCTCCCCATAAAAAATACCGCCCCTATTCGGACGGTTCTTCCCATATATCGCCGACTCTTTTTTTGCCCAGCAACGATTCATCCAAACTGGCAATCTCTATCATATCTGACTGCTCGATAGCTCCCGCCGTTTGAGTCACAGCATAGCAAATGCCGTCCATGTCTATCTGTGCGTAGTACATTCTTCCACCTCCTAATAAAACTCTATAACTTCATA